CGCCGGCGCCAGTTTTGGGCCCTCAGTTTTTCATTTTCAATTGTGTTTGTCTTTGCGATTTGAAAATTCGTTTCATTCAATCTCTCCGTATTATGTTTAACTTTGTTGTGCTTGAGTGTGAGCTTCGACCCACTGATGTCACGCCACGAGTCGAGCGGGACTTCGTAGATTGTCTCTCGCAGTGGCAGTGGCACGGCCACCCCGCCTACCAAGAGCCCAACGCCGTTGATGGTGTCACTGACGGCCACGGCACGGAGCCCGCCAAAAATGGCGTAGCCACTGCCCATGATGCCAATGCCCATGCGCACGTGCTTACTTTGTGCTTGCGGAAGTTTTGTTCAAACTCTGCTCTCTCCTGCCGCAAGGCATGAAGCTTTGATTGGAGTGAATACATGCTATCATTCTTTTCTCAAAATATATTATATATTATACTAAGATTCTGACCATTTGTCAAGATTTATTTTTCGGGAAGTCCTGTAGAATTGAGGACGAAATTTTGAAACACTCCGTATGTCCTCCAAACTTAATTTTTGGACTATACTTGTCTTGCTGATATTTAGTATGAAGTTCTTGTTCATACTTCCAGCAATTGTAAATCGTGTCATGGAAAGTTCTTTGGATTCTTAAATCATATCCTTTGAAGCCACGACTTCGCTTAATTACATGGCGCCAGTCTTTCCCACTAGCAATTCCGACTTTGATACATTCGCGTTCCCATGTTCTTGTGTTTACCAAAATCACACCATACAAGACTCCTTCCCTTTCTTTTTCTAGTGGGTGGTTGTTAAAGTATGTTTGGTTATATACTCCCTTACTCACGATAGAAGCAGGGGTGAAAAATATCTAAGTAATCCCGAGCCTAATACTAACATTGCTACTGCATTTAGTATAATCAATGCTCGGTCTCTCCAAAGAAGAGCTACCCATAGCCATAGAGTAACTCCTACAAAAGATAGAACTAAATCAGCTAATGGGTACAAGCCTTCTGCTCGAAACATCATACCACATAACAATATAGTAGAGGCTATCCACTTAACATACCAGTCTAAGGTTTGTTTAGGAGTTGCACTTTTGTATATTCTTTTGCTGTTTTCTACTTCTTCTTTACTATATTTCATTAGTATTTCTTACCTTGCTCCCATATGATAAAGCCAACTACACTACCAACAATTGCTAGTACATGAATTGCTACCATATATAAAATCCATACTGCTCCCATAATAAATTCCACTAAAAGATTCCTTCAACATAATTTTCAGCACAATCTTCTGCATATCTTTCTGTTTTGTTTTTTATTACTCTATCTTCTTGCCAGACTTGTTCTTCAAACATTCTAACAAGATAGTGTCCACTATTCAGTTGGTACACTTGTGCCCATCTTGAACCTTTTCTATACTCATGTAATATGTCTTTTTCTACACTAAACATCTATCCTTCCTACTATTTGTGGGATTATTTTTCCCGCTCTAATTACTTCTACTTGACAACCTATTTCTAGTTCAAGTGCCTCTATGATTCCTTTATTATGTAAACTTGCTCTACTAACTACTGCGTCTTCTATCATAACAGGTTCTAATATTGCAACTGGAGATACTGCTCCTGATTTTCCAACTTGCCACTCTACATCAAGTAGTTTTGTAACTACTCCCTTCTCTCTTTCTTTCAGAGCATATGCTCCTCTTGGGTGATGACTAGTAAATCCTGCATCGTAAAAGTCTGCATTATTCATCATTCTGACAACCATACCATCTTGTGGATAGTTCTCAGGATTAGATAAGTTTTTTACTGTTGTAAATCCTAATGTTTCTACGAATCTTAGGTCGTTATGATAATCTTCTGTTGGAGAAGGCTCTATACCATATGCTACAAATCTAACATCTCGTGTTTTAAACTCTTCTGCATCTTTTAGCCCCAACGCTCCTGCAGCATAGTTTCTTGCATTTGGTATACTTTTAGGTGCTACTACCTCTCCTGTTATTTGATACACTCCTTGATTTGGAAAATGTGTTGGAAGTTTATATCTCATAAGATGTGTGATGTCAAGTCCTTCTTTACCGTCACCTCGTGTTAGTACTTTTTGTAAAATACCTTCACCAATAAGAATACTTACTGCGGCTCCATCTAGTTTTGGACTAACAAATGCTTCTTTCCACGTAGGTCTATCCTCTGCGTCCCAAATTTTTTGTAGGGAAAACATTGGATATAAATGTGGAAATCTTTTTTCTGAATTGGCTGAGTAGCCTACATCTTCGATACTTGCAAGTTCTAATAAGTGGTCATATATCTCATCTGACATGATGGGATTGCCTTCATAATATGCTTGCGCTGCTGTTCTAACTAATTTGTCTATCATTTGCCTATATGCTCAATGTCACTATTAGGTATAACTTGGTAGGCACCTTTGTTATATGCAATAGAGACTGTGTATTGTTTACTTATTTCTTTTTTATAAGAAGTGTCTTTAGGAACTTTATACTCTCCTATAGGTGCACTTTTTACTTCATTTCTTTTTTTGTTTTCTGTATACTCTTTTCGCTTTACTACTGACCAGCCAAGTTTGGTTTTAGGTCGTTTTCTGCGAAGTGGTCTTCTTTTTCTTTTACGCCCATGTTGGTCGTAGCCCATGTTTCCTTTTATAATCATATGTATATTATACTAAAATTATGAGGATTTGTCAAGAATTATTTTTTTATGATTGATAGGTATTTGTTATCAACTCTTTAAACTCTCTTTCTAGTATCTCTTTACTTTCAGCTAGAGAAATAATCTCTACTAATCCTTGGAAGAGTTCTCTAGTATTATTAAAATCTATAGACATAGCAATACCGTCCTTACTAGGCTTCCATTGTTCATCAAAGTCTTGGTAGTACTTGCGAAGATGTAAATACTCTTTTCCTCTAAAACTATTTATTACTAGTCTTATTTGTTCTGAGTTATCTTCGTTGATTGAAATAACTTTTTCGTATGTTGCTGGTACTTCATAAAGGTTCATTTTTTATCACCTTATTTAATGGAACTATAGAAGTTACATTGTCGGGTATAAGTATTCTGTATGAATCTGTATCCCAGCAAAAGCATAAAACAGTATGTTGACCTGCCTTGGCTCTAGTCTTTTTAGACTGAATATACTTGTTATCAAAATCCATTGTGCAAACATTATATTTTAGTTTACGACTATTTTGACTTCTGTAAGTAATTATTGCATCGCCTGCTCTGTCCATCTTTTCAATGAACTCTTTTTTCTTCATATTGCTCCTTAGTTAATAGTTGAAAATTTTCTTCTTTTTAACTGAAGGTCAATATTTTAGATACAAAAATACCCCGAAACTAGTCGGGGTATAAAACTTACGCGTTTAGTTTATTGATAATGTCAGCAAAGTAATTCGCTGCTTTACCTGTTAATTTATCAATGATTGCCATGTCCACATTGTGTCCTGCATCACTGATTGCTGCACTTAAGCTCTCTTGAGCGTCTTGTTTTGATACTCTAGTTCCACCTGTGCTTCCACCTGAAGATTTAGTAGCTGGAGTTTTCTTAACATATACTCCTGCTTTTGTTAATATCATTCTAACACCATTAGGTGTTTGTCCAAGTTGCTCAGCTATGTCAGCAACAATCTCCATACTGTTTTCTGGAGTTGGTTCTTCGGCAGTATATAATTCTACTGCTTCTTGTTTTGTTTCATCTGTCCAAGTTGACATTCTTCTTCTCCTGTTTTTGTAAGATTCTGGCATGCCAGGGCACCAACCCGTTGACTGCTTCATCTGAAAATAAAATCTATCACTCATATTGATATCTTTCCTAAATTTATAATATATTATATTAAATTTTGAAAGATTTGTCAAGAACTATTTTAGACATGCTATGAAAAATACTTTTTCAATGCTTCTAATTTATCTTCGAGAGCTGCTAGCTTTTCTATTTCTGCATCAAGAGTTTCGATAATGTCTCCGTGTTCTGCTAGTCCCACATGAGAGCCTAACAAAACTTCAATGTTCACTTTGTGGGCTTCTATACCACCTTCATAAAATTTTATGAGTGCTTTCACTAATCTTTCTCTGTAATTATTGCTCATGTTTCCTCGAATAATGTTAATAAATACTTAGAGCAGAATCTTTCTCTCAAATCATCACTTATAATGCAACCGAGTAAAAAGACTGCTCCTACTGTTAATCCGACCAAAAATATTATAAATATAACTGGCCAATACTGTGTTGTTGTATGGTGTGGGTGAGTTTTGCGCATAAACTTGTGTATCGGCCACCATAGACGATACATTAACATTCCTACGCTTGACATATAAAATGCCAATAATAATTCCCACATTGATAATCCTTATAAATATTCTTTTAAATGTCTTAAACTTCCTAGTTCATAGGCTAATGCAAAACTTGTATAGCCTGTTCTACTTCCATCTAGCCATGGAAAGAATGTTTGTGAAGTGTCGCAAGGTTCTAGAACCCATAGTCTATAACAAGGACACCCATACTTTTCTTCATTGTATGGAGTATCAAACTCTTCTATTATCTCTGCGAACTTATTGTTTCTTGGTGACCATACTTTTTCACCTATTTGAAACTTTTCACTTACACACTGCTCTGGTAACATTGCTCTTCTTTTTCCCTCATGGTCAGATTCTGCTAACTTCTGAGGAACACCGAGCCTTTCTATTATGTTTCTAACAAAAGAAGATGAGCGATAAATACTTTGTGCGATATTAGAGATATTATCTCCATCTAAGTAACTTTGAACTACCATACGAATCTCGTCTTTGGTAGCCATCTTACCTTTATTCTGTGCTTTTCTTCTTTCTCGAAAGTCTTGTGTGTCTCTCCATTCTTCTATTATTTTTGCTAGTCTGGTCGTGTTATACCTTATATTAAGAATATTACAAGCTTCCTTTTTAGTTATAGGATTATCTTGTTCTAGCAAAGACACAACTTTTTCAATGTTTGTGTCTGATAGTTTTTCATACGATTTACTTTTTATCATAATGTTCACTCCCTAATAAAATAACTGCGTAGTGTATTATTTTTAGTAAATCTTCAGGGTTATGCCCTGCCTTCTTTCCGTATCGTTGTGCATATTTAATTATATTACCGATACAGAATCCCTCACCATGTCCAGAGTCAAATACAAACTCAGTTGTCTGAATTTTACTCTCTCCATAATGTTGTCCATATGTATCACGAATGTGATTTTGAACCCAATTTAATACTTTATCTTCTTTAAACTTCATTTGTTAGCATCTCTATTAAGGCAGCTAGTCCACCTATTTTTTCTTCATTAAAAATAATTTGCGGAAAGGTTCTAGCTCCAGGAAAAGTTGCCATTAAAACACTGGCATCAAAATCTTCTCCCATCATTAAATACTCTACTTCGCACTTTTTATTTTCTGCTAACATCTTTGCCTGTTTACATGCAGGACAACTAGGCTTGCTATAAATTATAACTTTGTTCATTTCTTCTCCCATGGCAAAGGAATTCTTTTGCCTTGTTTTTCTTCTTCTATAATATGGCTTGACATATAAGCAAACCATGCTCCACAAAGAACCACTACTAATCCTGCTAGTCCTATAATTATATCAATCATTTTGCTGTAATCCTTTTGTCATAATCTGCATAGTCTTCATTCCACCAATAAGGTTTCTCACGATACTTCCAACTAGCAAATGTTGCTTTGTCTAAATGATAATAGTCTCTGTAAGACTGAATCGGATTACCTTCCATTTTGAGCTCGTCCGGCATGGCTAATAGGAACTCCGTCATTCCTAGCCTAGTCATGTTCTTGGGTTCTGGTAGTCTGTTAATAACTTCCACCACTGATTTATGCTGCTTCCCGTATCTATAAAAGTATTCGTCATTGAGGGCGTTTGCATAACAGTGAACCCATTCGAAGTTATCAAGAGATGACCGAGTCCAAATCGTGCACGGGTGGTTGTACATCATAGGAAGGTAAGGTGTTAAAGGTCTCTCCTCCATTGGCAAA